TACAAATATGTATATTTGTGTTACAATATATTTGTAAGGTAAAGGAGGTGAATAATATGAAACTTACAGATGCTACAAATTATATGTCAGAACTATCATCAAACTTAGAAACAATTGATAATTTAATTAAAGATCTTAAATCTATAAACAATATGAATGATCAAGTTCGTGTTTTCTTTGAAAAAGATGATGTCATTCTCGATTATTGGGCAAAATCAAAATCTTTTAATGTTTCATTTGAAAAAGAAATCATAATTTCAGCTTTAAAAGATCAAAGAAAAGTATTATACACAGAATTAATAAAGACGAAAGAGTTTATTTCAATACTTTTGGAGGAAGATAATGAATAACTCAAAACAAAAAGAAACAGAGATATATTATAATTACAAGGAGTGGAAAAGATTAGAAGAGATAAGTATTCCATATGAAGAAGCTTTAAAGTATGTTCTCAATGACGAAAAATCATACTTTCATGTAGAATTCAGTTGGAACGGAAAAAGTTAGATTTAAATATTCCAAAAGAATCTTTATTAGAGGATTTATCAGTTATAGTTCATCATTATAACCTAGAAAAAGAATCAGTAATAAAGAGAGCAAAAATATTATTGGAGGAAAAATAATGAAAACAAGTTATAAACAATTAGATGAACTAATTTCATTAAAAAATCGTATAAAACACAATAAAACACATCTTAAATACATTACCGAATGTATAGATGAAATTAAAAAATCATCGAACGATCCATACCGCGTTAAAGTTTTGTACGACAATCATTATCTTACACTTGTTTCTATCACAAAAGAACAAGTAATAAATAATTTAGAAAAAGAAAAGTTAAAATTAACAACAGCGATTTTAGAAATACAAGATGAAATTATAGAAATATTGGAGGAAAAATAATGAATTACTCAACACATCAAATAGATGAAATCAAAACAATAATTATTGATCTTAAATTTAAAAAGAAGGAATTAGAAGACTTAGTGGTTGATGTATATGAGATTGCTGATTCTAACGAAGATTTATATCCTATATTATTTTATTATTCATCAGAAGAACGTAAGTTCAAAATACCTAGACTAAGTTTATTAGATATTTACAATGCAAAGATCACAAATCTGAAATTGGAAATAGAATCGCTCGAAAAAAGATTACAAAAATTAGTAAAATAATTACACAAAAAAGCTTTACAAATATAACACACCATGTTATACTAAAAGAGTAGTAAGGGATCGGAAAATTCCTTACTTCACACCTCAATCATTCTTATCAAATTACAAAAGGAGGGAAAAAGAATGGGTCGAAAACTAATGCAACGAAACGTAACATCAACTAAAGTGGAATTCTCAGAAGTTATCGTACAAGACGGAGCGCCAACAATTGTACCATGCGAACCAGTTGTACTAACAGGAAAACTTTCAGAAGAAAAAGCTTTATCAGCGATCAAACGTAAAAATCCTGATAAAAACGTAGTTGTAACAAATGTTTCACATGAAACAGCGCTTTACACAATGCCAGTCGATAAATTTATCGAATTAGCAGACAAATCAATACAAGAATAATAAAAACAAAACTAAACTAAAACAGAGGAGATTATAATCATGGAAATCGTAAAAAGCACATTTGACACACAAACACCAGAAGGAATGTTACAAGTATTCAACGCAACAAACGGAGCTTCAATTCCGTTACGTAACGCAATTGGCGAAGTACTAGAATTGAAAGATATTCTAGTTTACTCAGACGAGGTTTCTGGTTTTGGTGGAGCCGAACCATCACAAGCAGAACTAGTCGCTTTCTTCACAGAAGACGGTAAAACTTATGCGGGTGTATCAGCAGTAGCAACAAAATCAGCTAAAAACCTAATTGATATGATGAGTGCTAACCCTGACATCAAACCAAAAATTTCTTTTGTAGAAGGAAAATCAAACGGTGGACAAAAATTTGTAAATCTACAAGTGGTTTCACTGTAGCATAAAAATACAGGAATCTAGTAAGCCACTTAGCGAATCTCGCTAGGTGGTTTTTATTATGTTTCTACATTGAGGTGTGTAGAATTGACAGTAAGAATATCAAAGAATGATAGAGCCAAGTTAGAGAAAATCTATGGTAAATCTAACAAGGCTCGTAAAAAATACAATCGTTTAAGACAAAAAGGAGTTGAGGAAAGGCAACTGCCAACTGTTCCAACATCAAAGAAAAGACTTATTGATTACGTAAAATCAACAAATATGAGTCGTAGTGATTTTAACAAGCTTTTAGATGAGTTGGTAGATTTTGCACAACCTTACAACGAGAATTACATTTTTGAGATCAACAAGCGAAATGTTGCTATCTCAAGAGCGCAAATCAAAGAAGCGCAGATTAAAACAGAGCAAGCTCAAAAAGCAAAAGAAGAACACTACAAAGAGCTTAACGAACTTCAGATTAAGAAGCCAACAGAAAACACAATTGTCACACCAACGATTTTAACAGAGTTAGGTGCGGACTTACCTTTTCAAGCAATACCAGATTTTAATATTGATTCTTTTACTTCTCCAGAAGGAGTTCAGTCTTATTTAGAAAATATAGGAAAACAAGACGAACAATATTTTGACGAGAGAGATCAACTTTATTACGACAATTTCAGGCAAGCAATGTTTACTATTTTCAATTCAGATGCAGACGACATTGTTCGTTTACTTGATTCAATGGGGCTTGACCTATTTATGAAAACCTATGTTAGTAACTTCTTAGACATGAACCTTGACTACATTTATGATGAAGCAGAAGTACAACAGAAAAAAGAACAAGTTTACAGTAAGATTGCGAAAGTGATTGAAACTGAAACAGGTGGAGAAGTCCCCTCATATAACCCCACGAAGAACATCACAATTAATTCAGAAACAGGAGAAGAATTATGATTAAGAAATATACAGGCGACTTTGAAACAACAACTGATCTCAACGATTGTCGTGTATGGTCGTGGGGCGTATGCGATATAGACAATGTTGACAATATAACATTCGGTTTAGACATTGATTCTTTTTTTGAATGGTGCGAAATGCAAGGTAGTACAGATATCTATTTCCACAACGAAAAATTTGATGGAGAGTTTATGCTTTCATGGTTATTCAAAAATGGTTTCAAATGGAGCAAAGAAACGAAAGAAGAAAGAACATTCTCTACATTGATATCAAATATGGGTCAATGGTATGCTTTGGAAATTTGTTGGGAAGTTAATTACACAACAACAAAATCAGGTAAAACGAAAAAAGAGAAAGTTCGAACGATCATCTATGATAGTCTTAAGAAATACCCATTTCCAGTGAAACAAATTGCAGAGGCTTTTAATTTTCCTATAAAAAAAGGCGAAATAGATTATACAAAAGAAAGACCTGTTGGTTATAATCCAACTGATGATGAATGGGATTATTTAAAGAATGACATTCAAATCATGGCGATGGCATTAAAAATTCAATTCGATCAAGGGCTTACACGTATGACAAGAGGTAGCGATGCCTTAGGGGATTACAAAGATTGGTTAAAAGCTACACATGGAAAATCAACTTTCAAACAATGGTTTCCTATTTTGTCTTTAGGGTTTGATAAAGACTTACGTAAAGCATACAAAGGCGGTTTTACTTGGGTAAACAAAGTTTTTCAAGGGAAAGAAATAGGTGATGGCATTGTCTTTGATGTTAACTCATTGTATCCCTCTCAAATGTACGTAAGACCTTTACCATATGGAACCCCTCTATTCTATGAGGGAGAATACAAACCGAACAACGACTATCCACTTTACATTCAAAATATCAAAGTAAGGTTTCGTTTAAAGGAGGGTTATATCCCGACCATTCAAGTTAAGCAAAGCTCATTGTTTATTCAAAACGAATATCTTGATTCGAGCGTAAACAAACTTGGTGTTGACGAATTAATTGATCTTACACTTACAAACGTTGATCTTGAATTGTTCTTTGAACATTACGACATTTTAGAGATACATTACACGTATGGTTATATGTTCAAAGCTTCTTGTGATATGTTCAAAGGTTGGATTGACAAATGGATTGAAGTAAAGAATACCACTGAAGGAGCTAGAAAAGCGAATGCCAAGGGCATGTTAAATAGCTTGTATGGAAAGTTCGGAACAAACCCTGACATTACAGGAAAAGTGCCTTACATGGGCGAGGACGGCATTGTTCGATTGACACTAGGAGAAGAAGAATTAAGAGATCCTGTTTATGTTCCGCTTGCTAGTTTTGTGACGGCTTGGGGTAGGTATACTACCATTACAACCGCTCAAAGATGTTTTGATCGTATTATTTATTGTGATACAGATAGCATTCATCTAGTAGGAACAGATGTTCCAGAAGCAATCGAACATCTTGTTGACCCTAAAAAACTTGGTTATTGGGGTCACGAAAGCACATTTCAACGAGCAAAATTCATTCGCCAGAAAACATACGTAGAAGAAATTGACGGAGAATTAAATGTAAAGTGTGCTGGTATGCCAGATCGAATAAAAGAGCTTGTAACTTTTGACAATTTTGAAGTTGGTTTTTCAAGCTATGGAAAGTTGCTACCGAAAAGAACACAAGGCGGCGTGGTATTAGTAGACACAATGTTTACAATCAAATAAGGAGGACTAATAATGGAACTATATAAAGCAATTTTTATTGTACGTGATGAAGGAACGATTGACGGTTACGCTACCGAACACTTTGTAGATATTTCTTTACATGACTTTGAAGAAATCTACGGAAAAGAAACACGTGAAATTGAAGCAGTAACATTAGTAAAAACAGGAAATTTCAAAAAATAAATTATTTACATCCTTTGCAAAGTATGGTAAAATATTCTTGTGATAGTTGACAAGAGTCAAATTTGGCGAGATTGGGCGAATGTACACGTGAGATATCGTGCGCTCCCGTTAAGTTATGGACACATAAACGTTTTGACCGTCAACCAATCGCAAAAACTTTTAGGAGTAGCCCTTAAATGCGGCTACTCTTTTTTGTGTTTCACAGAATTATGTTTCACGTGAAACAGTTTTTATGGTATAATAGAGTCAAAAGGAGGTGGAGATTATGGAAATTAAAGAACATGAAGCAATTCTAAACGGTATTCTTGAAAGTGTCACAGATGGTGAAGCAAGATCAAAGATTGTAGAACATCTTGAAGCATTACGAGAAGATTACGGAGCAACAACAGAAGCTTTGACAACAGCGAATAGCACACTTGATAAGCTAAAGAAAGATAACGAAGCGTTGGTTATTTCAAACTCAAAATTGTTCCGAGAACGAGCGATCGTAGAACAACCAGAAAATAACGAACCAGAAACAGACCAGAATATTACATTAGATGATTTAGGAATTTAAGGAGGAAAAAACATGGCTGACAAAATCACAGAACAAGATGTTCTTCGTGCCACAAATGTAGAAACACCAGTACAATTAATGACTGCTATTTATAATAGTTCATCATCTCTTTTTCAGGCGAACGTGCCTATGCCAAATGCAGACAACATCGAAGCGGTTGGTGCTGGGATCACACGTTTAGACGTAGTAAAAAACGAATTTATTTCAACTTTAGTTGATCGTATTGGTAAAGTAGTTATCCGATACAAATCTTGGCGTAACCCTTTAAAAATGTTTAAAAAAGGAAACATGCCTTTAGGTCGAACGATTGAAGAAATTTTTGTTGACATTGCACAGGAACATAAGTTCAACCCTGACGAGTCTGTTACAGGGGTATTTAAACAGGAAGTTCCCGATGTAAAAACATTGTTCCACGAAATTAATCGTGAAGGTTACTACAAACAAACGATCCAAGAAGCATGGCTAGAAAAAGCATTTACTTCATGGGATAATTTCAATAGTTTTGTTGCTGGTGTAATGAATGCTTTATACACAGGCGACGAAGTAAGCGAATTTGAATACACGAAATTATTAATAGCAAACTACCAAGAAAAAGAACTATTCAAAGAGATCGAAATTGGCGAAATTACTGAAACAAATGCAAAAGAATTTATTCGCAAGATCAAATCAACCTCTAACAAATTAGAATTCATGAGTTCTGCTTACAACGCTCAAGGCGTTAAAACATCTACACCAAAATCTGACCAATACGTTATTATTGACGCTGACACTGACTCAACAGTTGACGTTGATGTTTTAGCAGCAGCATTCAATATGAGTAAAACTGACTTTGTAGGACACAAAATCGTTATTGATGAGTTTCCTAAAAAACAAGGCGAAGAATCGTCAAATATTGTGGCAGTTATTGTAGATAGTGAATGGTTTATGATCTATGACAAATTGTACAAAACAACAAGTCTATACAATCCAGAAGGCTTATATTGGAATTACTGGTTACACCACCACCAATTATATTCTAGTTCCCAATTCGGGAATGCCGTTGCTTTTGTCAAAACAGCAACTAAACCAGTTACAAAAGTTGCTTTCGCAAGTGCAACATCTACTGTTGTTAAAGGAGAAACTAAAGATATTACACTTACATTTACACCACCTGAAGCTACAAATCAACAAGGAGAAGTTGTTTCATCAGCTCCAGCATTGGTTAAAGCAAGCGTAAAACAAACATCAGGTAAAGCGACAGCCGTAACCGTAGAAGGGTTAGAAGTCGGTCAATCATTAGTAACATTCACAGCTATCGGAGGTCAACAAGCAACGGTTCTTGTTACGGTTACTTCTGAATAAGGAGGACAATTATGGCAAGACGGTATACACATGTAAAATTGTTGGCTAACGTGCCTTTTGATAACACCTATGCACACACAAGATGGTGTAAAACTCAACAGGAACAGGAATCGTATTTTAATTCGTTTCCTGTTCTGAACGAGAATGCTGATTGTTCTTATCAAAGAGATACACAACTCGGTGGAGTTTTTAGAGTAGATAGACACAAAGATGCCTTATATGCTTGTAACTATCTCATCTTTAAAAACGAAGAAACTTATCCTAGTAAATGGCAATATGCCTTTGTTACTGATATTGAATATAAGAATGACAACACAAGTTTCGTTACTTTTGAAATTGATGTTTTACAAACTTATCGCTTTGATATTGGTATACGAGAAAGTTTCATTGCAAAAGAACATCCACAACTTTATTATTCGAATGGAATACCATTCATTAATACGATTGAAGAGTCGCTTGATTATGGTAGAGAATACACAACAACAAATGTAACAACTTTTCATCCTAACGATGGAATCAATTTTCTTGTTATTCTAACAAGTGAAGCAATGCCAGTGGGAGATAAGGAAGATAAATCAGGAGGATCAATTGTCGGAGGGCCGTCACCTTATTCCTATTATTTACTTCCTCTCAATTCAAGTGGCGAGGTATACAAACCAAATGGTGCAGGTAATGCTAACTTTGGAGAGTACATGGCGTTTCTTACAACGAAAGAACCTTTTTTAAATAAGATAGTCGGGATGTATATAACGTCATATACAGGTATACCATTTATTGTGGATCATGCGAACAAAACAGTAAGGTATAATGCAGGAGGTTCGTATAAGATTACACTCCCAACCTATGCCAGTGATCCAACAGGAACAATGAAAACATTCGCTTTCTTTTGTGTGAAAGAGGCAAGAACATTTGTACCTAAAAGAATTGATCTTGTAGGAAATGTGTATAACTACTTTAGAGAAAGTTTTCCATTTAATGTTAAAGAATCTAAACTATTTATGTATCCTTATTGTTTACTAGAAATTACAGATACTAAAGGACATGTTATGACTATCAGACCCGAATATCTTACAGGTGGTAAATTGAGTGTATATGTAAAAGGTTCGTTAGGCATTTCTAATAAAGTCATGATTGAACCAATTGATTATGATGTAACTAACTCAAGCATTATTACTAATTTAAGTGACAAGATGTTAATCGATAATGATCCTAATGATGTAGGAGTTAAATCTGACTATGCTGCTGCATTTATGCAAGGAAATAAAAACTCCTTGATTGCTCAAGAACAAAACATACGAAATACCTTTAGGCACGGTATGGGAAACAGTGCAATGAGTACAGGTGGAGCAATCTTTTCTGCATTAGCCAGTGTCAATCCATTTGTTGGTTTGACTAACATTATGGGAGCAGGACAACAAGTAAACAACTATGTTGCAGAAAAAGAAAACGGATTGAATCTCTTAGCAGGCAAAGTAGCAGATATTGAAAATATCCCAGATAATGTCACACAGCTAGGATCAAACTTATCTTTCACAATGGGAAACTTTCAAAATTATTATCAATTGCGATTCAAACAAATTAAATATGAGTATGCTACAAGACTGAATCGTTACTTCTCAATGTATGGCACAAAGAGCAATCGAGTAGCTACACCAAACTTACAAACAAGAAAATCATGGAATTTCATTAAATTAAAAGAGCCAAATATTGTAGGTACAATGAGTAACGATGTGTTAACGCGAGTGAAACAAATTTTTAGTGCAGGAGTTACTCTTTGGCATACGAACGATATTTTAAATTATAACCAAGACAACGGAGATGTGTAGGAAGGAGGAATAAGATGAGTAGACGAAAAGGTGCAGGACTTGCTAGAAATAACCGTTATACAGCAAAAAGCAGACCTTATCCAAACGAACCCTATTCAAGTGATGTAGAAGAAATCAGCTACTATGAACATTATCGTAGACAACTCACGCTCCTTACGTTTCAGTTGTTTGAATGGGAAAATTTACCGAAATCAATTGACCCTCGATATTTAGAAATTGCATTACACACAAATGGGTATCTCGGTTTCTTTAAAGACCCTACACTAGGGTTCATGGTTTGTGCAGGAGCAGAAGATGGTCAAATCGATCATTATCACAATCCTATTTTCTTTACAGCAAACGAAGCAATGTATCACAAGAGATATCCTGTTTTAAGATATGATGATGATGATGATAAATCAAAATGTATCATGTTGTATAACAATGACTTGAAAGTTCCTACACTACCGAGTCTTCATCGTTTTGCTTTGGATATGGCAGACATAAACCAGATATCACGAGTGAATCGAAGAGCGCAAAAAACACCTGTAATTATTCAAACTGATGAAAAGAAATACTTCTCATTGCTACAAGCTTATAACCAAATTGACGAAAATAATCAGGCTGTTTTTGTGGATAAAGATATGGAGTTTGACCAAGCTTTTAATGTGTGGCAAACAAATGCACCATATGTAGTGGATAAACTAAGGTCAGAATTGAACGAAGTATGGAATGAAGTCTTAACTTTTCTAGGTATCAACAATGCCAACGTAGATAAGACTGCACGTGTACAAACATCAGAAGTCTTATCTAACAACGAACAGATTGAAAGCTCAGGAAACATCTTGTTAAAATCAAGAAAAGAGTTTTGTGATCGTGTAAATCGTGTCTTTGGCGATGAACTTGACGGAAAGGTTGACGTGAAGTTTAGAACGGATGCGGTGCGACAATTACAACTAGCAGCAGGTCAATCGAAAAAAGATCAGATGAGTGGAGGGTTGCCTAGTGCTACTTAAACGTTATATTGAAAGTTTCACTTATTACCAACCTGAATTATCTCGAAAAGAACGTATTGAAGTTGGCAGAAAACAATTGTTTGATTTTGATTATCCATTTTATGACGAAACAAAACGAGCAGAATTTGAAACAAAATTTATCAATCACTTTTACTTGAGAGAGATAGGTTCAGAAACGATGGGATCATTTAAGTTTAATCTTGACGAATATTTAAATTTAAATATGCCCTATTGGAATAAGATGTTCCTATCAAATCTTGAAGAGTTTCCGATTTTTGATGATATGGATTATACCATTGATGAGAAACAGAAATTGTTAAATGAGATTGATACAAACATCAAAGCGAATCGGGATGAGTCAAAAAATCAAACGAAACAAGTCGATCAAACAGACAACAGAAACAAAAATACACGTGACACAGGAACAACCGATTCTTTTTCAAGAAACACTTATACAGACACCCCTCAAAAAGATTTGAGAATTGCTAGTAATGGCGACGGAACAGGTGTCATCAATTATGCAACAAATATCACAGAAGATTTGAGTAAAGAAACAACAAGTTCTACAGGCGTTGAAACAAACAACGACAAAACAAATCAAAACACACGAAGCAATGCTTCTGAAAAAGAAACAAAGAACACAGACATTAATAAAGATCAAAATCAAACAAAAGATACGATTACACGATATAAAGGTAAAAAAGGAAACACTGATTATGCTGACTTACTCGAAAAATATCGTAAAAGTGTTTTGAGAATTGAGAAGATGATCTTTAGAGAAATGAACAAGGAAGGTTTATTTCTCCTTGTTTATGGAGGGAGGTAGCAACAATGGTAGATTTTAACTCCGACAAGCGGTTTGATGGTTTACCCGCAGTATTCAAAGAACGTTTTAGCAAATATCCTCATACTGAATACAGATACGAATTACTATTAGATGAAGAAGTATCGGCTTTAATTGCCTATCTGAATGAAGTTGGCGCTTTAGTTAATGATATGAGTGGTTATTTAAATTACTTTATCGAACATTTTGTAGAGAAATTAGAAGAGATCACCACTGACACACTCAAAAAATGGTTGTCTGACGGTACACTAGAAAGTTTAATCAACGACACTGTTTTTGCAAATTATATCAAAGAAATTAAAAGATTACAAATCTTGGTTGCTGAAACACGAGCTAATAGTGTGAATATTCTTTTGGCAAAAAATAAACCCGATGTTGCTGATGATCGAACATTTTGGTATAAGATTCAACGAGATGATACCGATTATGGAGATGATCCTATTGATGCCATGAGAATCGTTGCAATCAATAAAGTTAGTGGATGGAATACCGCTACAGGAGATATTTATCTTAACATTAAAGGAACGGAGGCTGTATAATGGCAGACATTAGAACACAACTAACAAGTGAAGATGGAACAGACAATTTATTTCCAGTTTCAAAAGCCGTTAATATTATGACTAATAGCGGCACGAATGTAGAAGGAGAATTAGGTACACTCAAACAAAATACCGAAACAATGAATACGTCAGTTAAAAGTGCTGTAGTTACTGCCAATCAAGCAAAAGATTCTGTAGCTGAATTAAATGGGAATGTTGGTAAACTAACCAATCGAATAACAACATTAGAGAGTACAGTGGCTAATCTTGATGGTATTCGTTATGTAGAGGTGTAATATGGCAGCTAAAAACACAGGTGATTCACCGCAAAAAAGTGCAACTGATCTTGCTGTTCGAGTAAGCAGTTTAGAGAACACAACAATACAATATACTGTTTTATCATAGGAGGAAAAAACATGGCAGATAAAAATATTCAAATGAAGGATAAAGATCAAAATCGTTTAATGCCTGTAACCATTGCTAAAAATGTTCTAATAGGAGGCTCTAATCTTGAATTAGTTAATGCTGAAATAAAAGGTAACGCTAGTGAAGCTAAAACCCTTGCACAAAACGCTAAAGAAACTGCTGATGGTTTGTCAACAGAGATTACAACAGCAACTTCAACCGCAAATCAAGCGTTGACGAAAGCTAGTACAGCACAACAAACCGCAGAACAAGTGAAAACAACAGCGAACAGTGCCAGTTCAGCTGCAACGGCAGCTAAAAACACAGCTGATTCAGCAAAACAAACTGCAACTGATCTTGGTGTTCGAGTAAGCAGTTTAGAGAACACAACAATACAATATACTGTTTTATCATAGGAGGAAAAATAATGGCAAATAAAAATATTCAAATGAAGGATAGCAATGAGAATAATTTATATCCAAGTGTTCGAGCAGAAAACTTGTTAGATTTGACTCGTCGTGCTGAATTGACCATGACAAATTGTGAACTATATACAGCTAGTGATAAAACAAATGCAATCTCTTATCTCGGAGCAATTGGTATGATCGAAGGTATGGTAAAGTTTACTGAAAGTTTGACAAACCCTGTGATTACAACGTTACCAGAAGGGTTTAGACCAATAAGGACAAAACGTATTGGTTGCCTGGGTAAATATTTTACCCCTAATCCAACTAACACGAAAGAAATCATTTATGTTACGATTATGACAGACGGAAAAGTAACTGTAAATGACAATGTAGGTAAAATCGAGTATCTATCCTTAGATAATTGTGTTTTCCCTCTAAAATAAGGAGGTTCATATGGAAAAACGTATTGATATTCAAATGAACAAGATGAAAGAAGAAAATCAAAAGAATTACGTATTGCACCCTGAAACGAACCCGAAACAAGTTGTTTTTGACGAACCATTACATGAGAATGAAAATCAGGAGAGTTTCAACAAATTTGTTGACAAAAGAAAAATGACAACTACAATCGATGTAAGTGCTTATGGGGTTATCGCTGACGGTGTAACAGATTGTACACCAATATTAAATAAATTACTTGAAGAAAAAAGCGAAATGGGTATCACTTTTTATTTTCCTCCTTGTGAACGTGATTCATATTATCGGTTTGCTAACACAATTGAATTAAAGCGTGATGTTGCAGTAGTGACTTTCTTAGGATCAGGAGAAACAACATTAAAGTTTGAAACAATGACGGCATTTAACGTAAACATCGAAAGTTTCAACATTGATGGTTTTGCATTGTGGTTGCCACAAGGCGCTCAAAGCGGTAAAGGAATTTTCTTTAATGATACTCGAAATTACAACCGTTTTGACTTTGATTTGTTTGTTCGCAACTGTACTTTAAATGAAGGAACATATGTTGTTGTTGCTAGAGGTAGAGGGGTTACCTTTCAAAATTGTCTATTCTCTAATATCTCTCAAGCAATCATCAAAACAGCTTTTCCCGATGTAAACAGTATGTGGCAAGGGAACGATATTAATAGCAGAGGTACAGGATTTAGAGGGTTTTTTGTGAAACACAATCGTATTCACTTTTGTACAGCGATCATTATTGATAACGAAGATGATTATCAAAATGTAATTAATTTCTGTGAAATTTCTAGTAATACGATCGAAGGTGGCGTAAGTTATTATCGAGGATATGCACATAACTTGCATGTTCAAAACAACAACCATTTTCTAGCATATGGAAATAGAAACGCCTTGTTTGAATTTCAAGATGTGGATCAAGCTTATATTGACGTAGATGTTTATTGTCGTAACTCAAAAGTCGAAGGAATGAATAGTACAGCTATTTCACGTTTAATTGTTGTTTATGGACATTACCGAAACTTAAAGATTACAGGAAAATTATATCGTTGTCAAGGACATGTTATCACGTTGTATGGTGGTGGCGTTAATTTCTATTGTGACCTAATGGCACAAGAAGCGCCTTTGACGGACGGTTACCGGTTTATTCAAACGGCTGACAAACGAGTCAACTATGACGGTTTTGTTGTTCGTGGATTGTCTAATTCAACAAAAGTCAATACACCTATGATCTATAAAGCACCTCAGACTGTTTTCTATAATCGTAGAATCGATCATGTACTAACAGGCCCGAATGCAAGTAATGTATATAACTAGGAGGATATGAGATGGCAACTCTTACAAATGAACAAATAGCTAGAGGACAAACAATTGCTAAAATACTTTCAAAACATGGCTATAATAAAAATTCACAAGTAGGAGTTGTCGCCAATCTCCACTGGGAATCGGCTGGATTGAATCCAAACATCAATGAAAATGGTGGAGGTGGTTATGGGTTAGGCCAATGGACACCTAAAAGTAACCTTTATCGCCAAGCTCAAATTTGTGGGTTGTCTAATGCTCAAGCTGAAACGTTGGAAGGTCAAGCAGAGATTATCGCTCAAGGAGATAAAACAGGTCAATGGATGGATAATACGACTGTTTCTTCTGCAGGTTATACTAACCCTCAAACTCTCTCGGCATTTAAGCAATCCGCAAATATTGATGTTGCTACAATTAATTTTATGTGTCACTGGGAACGTCCGGGTATACTTCATATCGAAGAAAGGCTTGATCTTGCACAAGCTTATAGCAAACATATTGATGGTAGCGGTGGCGGTGGCGTAAAACGATGTTACGGCACACCAATCAAGAATACAAATCTTGATCCTAAAAGTTTCATGAGTGGACAACTTTTTGGCACGCATGCAGGAAATGGCAGACCAAACAATTTCCATGATGGTTTGGACTTTGGTTCAATCGATCATCCCGGGAATGAAATGATCGCTTGTTGCGATGGTACAGTAACACACGTTGGAACAATGGGAGCATTAAGAGCTTATTTTGTGATAAATGATGGTACTTACAACATCGTTTATCAAGAGTTCAGTTATAACCAGTCAAACATAAAGGTAAAAGTTGGAGATAGAGTAAAGAACGGTCAAGTATGTGCTATACGTGATGCAGATCATTTACACTTAGGTTTCACAAAAAAAGACTTTATGACGGCGTTAGGATCATCTTTTGTTGATGATGGAACGTGGGAAGATCCTCTAAAATTTTTAGGACAATGTTTTGGCGATGGAGATAATGGCGATAACAATAAGGGTAAAGATGATCTTATTTATTTGTTGCTATCTGATTCCTTAAATGGTTGGAAATTTTAATAAGGAGAAAATGGTATGATAGAATATATTACAACATGGTTAGCAGATGATAACCATATGATTTACGGTTTAATTTTATGGCTAATGGTTGCAATGATTATTGATTTTGTGTTAGGTTTTACAATTGCCAAATTTGATAAGGAAATTGACTTTAGTAGTTTTAAAGCTAAAGCTGGCATTATTGTTAAGGTGGCAGAAATGATTTTAGTGGTTTACTTTATTCCTGTAGCAGTAAAATTCGGTGCAGTAGGTATTACAATGTATGTAACAATGTTGGTTGGTTTAATTTTATCAGAAATTTATAGTATACTAGGTCATATTTCAACCATAGACGATAAGAACAATTGGACTGATTATATTAAGAAGTTTTTAGACGGAACACTCAACAGAAAGGATGATATTAAATGATGAATGGTATTGATATTTCTAGTTATCAAACCGGAATTGATCTTTCAAAAGTTCCATGCGATTTTGTAATTATTAAAGCTACAGGAGGTAAAGGTTATGTCAATCCTGATTGTGATCGAGCATTTCAACAAGCGTTAGCGTTGGGAAAGAAAATTGGTGTCTATCACTTTGCCCATGAAAAAGGTTTAGAAGGTATACCAGAACAAGAAGCTGCATTTTTCTTAAAGAATATTAAAGGTTACATTGGCAAAGCAATTCTAATTCTTGACTTTGAAGGATCAAACCAAAAAGATTCAGCATGGGCGAAAGCATTTCTTGATTATGTGTATGCTAAAACAGGTATTAAACCTTGGTTTTATACGTATACGGCAAACCTCAATACAACAGACTTTTCAAATGTAGCTAAAGGAGATTATGGTTTGTGGGTTGCTGAATATGGTAGTAATTTACCTCAAGGATATAGTCAACCTAGTCCACCTCGAACAAATAACTTTCCGATTGTTGCTTGTTTTCAGTTTACAAGTAAAGGACGTTTAACAGGATACAACGGAAATCTTGATTTGAATGTTTTCTATGGTGATCGTGACACTTGGGATCTGTATGTAGGTAAAAAACAGGATCAAGTTGTTGCTCCTGAAAATAAAATATTTGACGCTACAAGTGGTGAGTTTATTTTCACCTTGACATCAGGTAGCACAAGCGTATTCTATTTTGATGGAAACACGATCTTTGAATTGTCTGATCCAACACAACTCGATCATATTAGAGGAACATACAATCATGTTCATGGAAAAGAAATTCCATCAATGGTGTGGACACCTGAACAGTTTGATATTTATTTAAAAATGTATGATAAGAAACCAGTGTATAAATAGGAGTGTATAGTATGACAAATAGCTTAGGCGTTAAACTTAAAGAGAAAAACTTATACTATAGTCCTAACAATGCTTTAGGTTTCAATTGCCTAATGTTATTTGTTATAGGGGCGCGTGGTATAGGGAAAACATATGGATATAAGAAATTTGTTGTTAATCGTTTTATAAAACATGGTGAACAATTTATTTATTTGAGAAGATTCAAAACAGAGCTTAAAAAGATTCCTCAATTTTTCAAAACAATGGCGAAAGAATTTCCGGATCATAAACTTGAAGTAAAAGGAAAAGAATTCTATTGCGATGATAAATTAATGGGTTGGGCTGTTCCACTTAGTACGTGGGGTATCGAAAAATCTAATGAATATCCAGATGTTCGTACAATTTTATTTGATGAGTTTTTAATTGAGAAATCAAAAATTACTTATTTACCGAATGAAGCTGAAGCCTTGTTGAATATGATGGAAACTGTCTTTCGTGATCGGACTAATACTAGATGTATTATGTTAAGCAATGCAACGAGTGTAGTCAACCCTTATTTCTTGTATTTCAATCTACAGCCAGATTTGAATAAACGTTTTAATTTATATCAAGATCGAGGTATTTTGATTGAATTGTGTGATTCTAAAGACTTTGCAGAAGTGAAGAAACAAACACCGTTCGGAAGACTAATACGTGGTACAGATTATGAAGATTTCAGTATCAACAATGAATTTGTTAATGATAGTGATACTTTTATTGAAAAGAGAAGTAAGAATAGTAGTTTCCTATGTGCGATTGCTTTTGAAGGGAAAATATTTGGTTATTGGATAGACGCTGAAACAGGCTGTGTATATGTGAGTTATGATTATCAACCAAATACAAATCATTTTTATGCAATGACTACGAAAGACCATGAGGAAAACAGATTGCTGATGAAAAATTGGCGGAATAATTATTATCTTTCAACAGTGGCGAAAGCATTCAAAAATAGTTATTTGCGGTTTGATAATATTGTTATTAAGAATTTACATTATGATTTATTTAATAAGATGAAAATCTGGTAACCCTATTTGAGTAGGGCTACCACGATTAGTTCTATTACAATGACGAATAGTAGGTAGCATATTGATTGTAGTCTGCGATAGTTTTGTTTTGGTTGTTTGGCGTTGGTGATTCTTGCTAACGCCTTTTTGTCTGCTTTTGGATCAGGTGTGTTAATGTAGACGAAATCTTTTCTCATAGTTCTTTCTCCTTTAAATATCCTTTTGGTATTTGTATCGCTAACTGATAGCGAGAACCAACTTTTACGTATGAAGTTACCAATTTCATTGCCTGACAATACTTCTCAAGGATGTTAAATTGACTAGACTCGGGCAATAGTGTCGAATGAGTTAATAAAAGTTCGGTAATATTTATTTCCGGAACGTCGAAATCTTGTAAAGTACCCTCTATGACCTCTATTTTTTCATTGTCCGAAAGGCTACGTTTAAAGTAGAAACGTAGCCACTCGATAAGGTCAAAGTGTTCTTTGAATGTTCGTGCAATCATTTTAAACCCTCCCATTTATCCGTAATTTGTTTGTATCCGTCATGTTTCAATTGTTCCGCATAGTTTTCAACGCTTTTCATTGATTTCGTTATTGCGATATTAATGCAATGGCTATCAAGATAAACATAGTTATATTTATCATGTGTTAACACGAACTCTTTTGTAACGTAATCAACGTATAAAATTAATTGATTACCTCCTTGTGTTATTTCTGACTTGATAGACGCTAAACTATCGTTGTCATCTTTAGTTAGTTGATTTAAACCCTCTAAAATTAATGATAAATTGTTAATCATGTAAAACACTCCTTTTATATTAATTTGATATTGATACCACCAATCGATCGTGATTGGTAGCATTGTATTAAATTAATATTCAGGATAGTCAATTGAATATCCCCAATGATCTTCAAATACAAGTCTTTCGGTTTCTAATAACTTTTTAGCATCATCATCGTCAAACTGTGAAAAGATGAATCTAGCAAGTTTCTCTTCATCTCTAAACAGCTTCATTTTCATGACTGTATTTCTATATATTTCTGTGTATACTATCGGTTCATTCATGTTTATCATCCTTTCTTTATTACATCTATAGTATATCATGTATTTACATATATGTCAATCATTTAATTCATTTATTTAATGATTTATTTGATTGTTTTTTATGATCCTTTCTTTACTACATATATATTATATCATGCATGCTTGTATTTGTCAACAATTAAATTCATATAA